CCCCATCCACAACAGCAGGAACAACATCGTCCATTCCACCGCCTATGCCGGGAACAAGCCCTTCAAAGACAGAGGAATCAACTGTCATAGGACCGCCCTGATCGAACCTGCCTAGTATTCCACCAAATGGTTTATCCATTGCATCTGATGGCCTAACGGCCCCACTATCCCTGATACGTCCAACATCGTTATCGTTCATAATTTATCCGTAAGGATTATATGCAACACCCGGCGTAAATGGTTGACTGCCAAAAGGCCCAGCATTAGCAGAAGCTCCATAACCACCCGGATTAAACCCTGCTGTAGCTACTGGTCTGAATCCGGGTGAACCCATCAGTTGTTCGCGACCCGTTACAGCTACAGGACGATAACCGCTTGCGTTGACATTGGTTCCGGCAGGTACTCCTGTATTTACAGGAACAGCCGGATTAAACGGTGTTGTATAGGGAACAGGAAGATCCTCTACATAGGGATTAACAGGTGTTGTATTTGTTGCAGTAATTGGATCTAAAATCCCCATCTGCTCTGGTGTCAAACCACCAGTCATATCAAAGTTTTGAAAAGGATTGTCTGCGGCAACCCCATAACCTGACGTGTTCACGTTTGGAAAAAACGTGCCATCGTTAGCAGTAAATACTGAGGTTTCAACCGGAACAGGATCTACAACATTTGCCGATGAAGTTGTGGCAGTGGGTGGTATATATCCTCCTGATGTTGTAAACGGATCAGGGTCTACAACACTATCAGCAGGGGGTAATGAATAATCATCTACTGGTAAGGTAGGATCAAATGTCCCCAAGTCCACGCTGATATTTGCATTTGGATCTTGTTGCTGTTGGTACTGCGCTACCACAACTTCCGGCGGCAGGTTATTTGCAGCAGCTTCTTCTAAAATTGCCGCGCCAAATTCGCTTGCGTCATCTGGAATAACAGCAGTATTAACTACTGGCGTTTCACCCGGAGTATCACCCGGATAATAGCCAGTTGGCCCCGTCTCATCTGTGTATATCACCCCGGCTTGATAATTACTGCCGGGATTATCTGGCCCAGATGCAGAGCCGCCTTCCGTGCCTCCTGTATAATCTTCCTGTACAGGGTCAGAAACCTGCACAGATTCCTGTACAGGATTTTGTGCCGCAATTTCCGTTGCTGTCATCGGACGATACTGCGTTACCTGCCTTGTAGGATCTCCAAGTAACCGCCGATTGTAATCAGTAAAAGCAACGTCACTTGCACCACGGATGTTGCCCATCGAGGTTCTTGGCATCATCATTTCACGAGGTGTATAAATTTGTTGAGTTACTGTTTCTGCAACTGAATTTGCCGGGATCGAGCCAAATGGATTCTGCATATATGATGGCAGGTCCATGCTAGCAGGGTTATAAGTAAATCCTTCCCCTGCATTAGCTAAAACTTGATTAGCTGCATTACCAAGGGGGCTATCATTATAACGGTCGGCGTACATTGAAAAACGGTCGGTTCTTTCTTCTACTTCACCACCTTCTTGGAATTTACGAATACCCTGATTGATGCTACCACCACCAGAAAACGCAACCGGAGCATCTAGCGAATAACTAAACGGATCAAAGTATGTAAACTCTGACGTACCGGAGCCGGTGCCCATAGGGAATCTTTGGTTGCGTGGATTTGGTCTTGCCCTACGGTAAAACTCATCGTCATCATCATCTAAACCAGCACCCATAGGCTGGTTCATTAAATTGTATTGTTCTGCTATTCCCGAACCAGTAAGACCAGCAATGCTTCCTTGTAATACCGACTCTTCAGTCGTGCCTTGAATTATCCTGTCCATAAAACTAGGACTAGCTTCAAGTGGAACTGGCACACTGCTAAGGCTAGGGGCAACAATATCAGGTTTTAAATAATCCCCACCAGACATAGGTTGAACATTAAGTGGGGCGCTAGAAGCAATAGCACTAGGGTTAATAGTTCCCCTAAATGCTTGCTCGGCTGCATTTATGCCATCAATAGGTTGAAGATTAAGTGGGGCACTACGAGCAGCAGCAATAACATCAGGGTTAATAGTTCCCTTAAATGCTTCCCCGGCTGCATTTGTGCCAGAAATTGGGATACCAGTAGCAGCGCCACCAGTATTAGCAAGATTAGCAACATCAACGCCAGCAGTGCCAGCAGTGCCAGCAGTGCCAGTACCAGTACCAGCAACATCTTTTGCCGCACCTAAGCCTTCAAATAACTTTCCTGCCGCCATTCCTGTTAGGCCGCTAATAACTCCCGCCTTCAGTCCTTCTTTTAAGCTACCAGTTTCTATGGTCGCGCCTAAGCCTGAACCAATAGCTCCAGCAGCTAAAGCGTTAATACCACCCAGCATACCGGCACCACCAAGAGAACTACCTACTAACCCCAGCAACAAAGGTAAAAACGCCTCCGGCTGTCCTGTATCGGGGTTAATGGTTAATTGCCCACCCGGAGTCATCCTGCGAAGAACGTCTACCTCAGTAGGGTTCATGTGAACCAGCATGGTATCGCCATAACGCCCTTTGCGAGCGAGCATGTCCGCTTGATTCTTTAAGGGTGCTGGCTGTCGAAACTTAGTATTCATACTATGCTCTTTGCGTTTAAACGCTATGTTATCTCAAGTAACGAAACAATTATATCAAAGTAATCCGCCGTCCCAGCGGTCATTCTGATCTTATCTTTTGATTCTAAAACAATGACTTCGCCATTTTTAAGGTAGCCATTTCTGGTAACTGCAGCTATCGAGCCTGTATCAAATTCAAACAGGGCACTCTCACTATCGTCATACACATGCACAATCAATGTGGCCGAATTTGAAGCATTGGTGTTGAGGGCACTTATGGTCTTTACGATAGCTGTAGAGCCTTGAGGGCACTCGTATATATCCGTAATTGACGTACTCGATAACGTCTTTATAGCGTTTTGATATATAGAAGGCATTACGACATAAACCAATTCATGTTGTTTGCCTCGTCCGCAACCTCATTTTTTGAGGGAATCAAACCAAACGCTATGTTGATCTGCGTTATCAGCCTCTGAAAGTAAGCCTCTGAATACCCCTCTGGCGGTATTTCTAAAGGTACTCTGAATTCTGCTCCACTAGATGTTTTGCTCATCTGCGACCATCCTGCCTAACATCAAGTCTTACATCACCTAAACGCCACCCATTATCTAGGTCAGTGCTTTCTATTCTTACTCGCATTTGCCTTGCTCTAGCTCGCACATTTGCCATAGAAAAATCAGTATTATTATTTATATCTACACTAGACTGGCTTACTAATGTCCCATCAGTATTGTTTCTGGACTTTAATGTATAAGTAATTGACGGCGATGCACTAGAGCCTACAAATGATAAATCAGGCAACAACCGTCGGATAAATGCAAAGTTATCTCCATCACCTATGTCAAAGTCTGCCGTCTCAATAAAAGCAGTTAAAGGAGAACCGTCTGCATTAAATCCAACCTCATGCTCATAAACATACCCAGCACCATTACTCGTCTGCACTGCTATAGGCAAATCTGATGAAGCACCTGCATCATCCCAAACATCTCTTGAAAGCTCTGAAACGCTCCACGCTTGTTCTACATAGTTGTAAACGACCATCCTGTCACAAGAATTAGATCCGCTAGATGGGTAAAACCAACCAACTTCATTATGGGCAGTATTTGAAAACGCGGTAACTTGCTGTCCCTGTACTTCGTTTAAATCATCAAACACAAAAGCTCTTACAGTACATGGGAGAGCTTGAGCTACCCCGGTATAAACATAAAAGTTTCTTCTATCCATAAAAAAGATAACGTTATTTGCTACTGCTGCAGCATTAGGTCCAATCAACCCAACACCATCCGTGATCATATTTGCTGTAAATACAAAAGGAGCGCCAACAAAACGCAAACTATACAAAGCAGCATCTGTCCAAACTGCTATTTCTTGTCTGCCACGTAATGCTCCAACTATTGTAGAACCCACAGACAACCTTAAATCACCAGCCGTATTTGTTGTCCTTGGCCTCCAATCCAAAACGTTTTCTTGGTCGCACCACCTAATCTGCATCAAATCAATATTTGAGCTACCGAAAGGATTGCACCCTATAGCCAACACATGCCTATCTTGAGTTGATACAACTATCTGCAATGACTCTGAAGGTGGATCAGCAGCACCAGATATTGTTGATAGTTCAGCAGCACGAGTTGTTGGAGAAGTTGCATCCCAAAAATAAATACCGCCCAAACGTGGATTTAAAACTAAATCCTCACCAAAGTTATCTAATGACCATAAACGCAGAGTATTTGTAACAGTAGTGCCAGCACCAGTGCCCCATGTGCCATCACCCCAATCACCAGATCCCCAACCTCCACCGGGTACAGCTATATCTTGCCCTACGCTAATCTGATACGCGCCAACGACACTGCTACCACCATTACCCGTATCTGAAGCATTAGCAGTAACTGTGTTACCAGACGTATCTTTTGCAGTAATAGTAAAAGTGCTAGTGCTAGGAACGGTATCTATTTCGTATTCTTGATTCAATACAGCAGCAGTAATAAGACCGCCAAGAGATGCAGCGCCACTAAACGTTACAAAATCATTCTTAAAGGCATTATGAGCCACATCCGTAACAGTAATTGTGGAGCTTCCATTTGTTGCCGCAAAGGTAACATCTCCAGCACTTGTCGTAGCTCTAATAGGAGTTACATCAACAAACGAACTACCTTGAATGATGTATGTCTTTTTTGTAGTGCCTAGCCCAATATACTTAAAACCATTTAAAGCAACCCATTGCTTTATTTTCCTACAAACACCAATAAAAGATGATTGATACTTCTTTGTCCAACCTCCCATCTTTTCAGGGAATCCAGCTCTAAACCTAATAAAATTGCCGTCAAAGAAACGACCCTCATTGTTATAGGCCGTGCCTTCCTTATAAATCCCTGCCTTAAAGTTAAATCTTTGTAAGCCCATAACGTTTAAACGCTCTATTTGCCTAAGCTATTTGATCTATTAGACCACGCTTGAGCGCCAAAAAATGCTGCTAAAATACCTGCCACCGAAACAAAATACACAGAAGCCATATCGCCCAATATGCTTGCCGCTTGATCTAACCCGATCCATGAAGAGCAAACTACCAAGCTAGGATAAAGCAACATTCCCCACAAACTAAACCATGCCATTGTCTTCTGAGCATTGGCTCGCTCAAATTGAAGACGTAAACTTTGAAGTTCTTTACCTGTCTCTAGTTCATCATCTGACACCACGCCATCGCCATCAGCATCGTAGTCAGCGTAGTCAGAATTCGGTTCTAATTTTTTTGCATTCATAATTTTATGTAGACGTAGATTGCAGCCATCACTAGACACCATGTTATAAAAGCAATAAAGGTATAAAGCGCAAACTCTTTGAGTTGTTTCCTGCGTTTTGCCTTTGCTGTCTTTAATTCGCGAACCGCACGTTCGTGAGCAATTTTACTGTCTTCAATCCTTTTAATAATTTCATTGTATTGGTGCGCTTGCCCAGACATCAGCATGGCGTCTTTCAACTGCTGATGGAACGTCTCTGCTTGACGTTTCGCTACCTGTACCTGCATTGACTCCTTAACTGATAAAACACCTGCTTTGCTTTTTTCTACCTCTTGGATCTTTTGTTGGACATCATCATACTGTCCCAACAGATTAGCCAAACTACCCGCATTTGCACCTGACTCTCTGATTGTTGCGAGGGTTTCATTCAACGATTTCAGCGTTGTCAGTACACCCGTTACAACTGCAATTGACTCGCCAAATCCAAACATCTTTACTTCCAGATTAGTGGCGTGTCATCCGTAACCTTTCGGGGTTCACACCACGCAGTAATTTCTACCTGACTTTTTCTGTTTTTATACGGCTCTGCTACCTCCTTAGCGTAATCGTTGCAAACTTTGACAGATGCGAATAGCGGCTCATCGCCTCGGTTGACGATAAGCACGCCATCGACCATCACCATCAATGCAAAGGCAAGTGTCATACATAGACATCATGGGTGCTTTGGGACAGGCCAATGTTGCTGACTTTCAATTGAGAGCCTTGCAACTCG